AGGAGTTCGACCGATTATCGTTCCGAAATCAGCCAAATCTCTTGCGGTTGCTGCAGCGGCCTCTCCGGTTTGACTAAAGAACTTTGTTGTGTTTTCTATTCCAACGGAAAAATCTCTGTTAGATACACCAAGTTTTTCGAGAGTGGCGGCTGTGGCAGTAAGTTCTGTTCTCAAGGACACATTAGCGGAAGAAAAGCCAGTGTATGTTTTGAACAATGATTCAAACGATTTTTGCTGGTCTTCGACAGTTACCCCAAGTCTTGCCATTTCCTGTGTGTTTGCAAACACAGCATCAGCCATCTCTCTATTGATGCCTAAATTCTTCGTGAGTGCGGAAGAAGATTCGTCGACATCAAATGCAAGTTTAATCATTGTGTTGGCAAGACCACCAATTGCACCAATTGCAATTCCGGCTGCAGCTTTTACATTCATGAGATTTCCACCGAGCTTAAAGACTCGGGCCATTAAGTCAACTGTTACAATTTCGTGACGGCCGTAGACTTCAGTCAGTTTCATCATTTCAGCAGCGGTTTTCTTCGCTGCTACAGACATTTGTTGTTGTTTTTCTACCTCATTTGTTAATTGTATAAGTCGCTTATCACCATTTTTAATTAATTCTTCTTGTGCTTCATTAAGGCTCTCTCCCTCCGCTTTGAGATCTTTGGCTGCGGCAAGGTTAATTTTCAAAGTTTCTAATTCCGCTTTGTTTGCTTTCACTCTTGAGTCCAGCATCATGCCAAAAAAAGTTTCATTATCACGAATGATATCACGATAGTCTGTCATCTCTTCGTTGATACCTTTAAGTAATCTTTGAATTTCTTTTAAGGTTTTAGGATCTAAAGGTTGATCAGCCATAATCGTTTCCTGCTTAATTAATTAGTTGCAACAAAAAAAGACAGGGATTAACCCTGTCCGTATTTTTTGCTATAACCTGATGGCATTGGCGGTGAATTGTTCGATGTTAGTGTTTGAGAACCACCACGAGATTTGCTAGCATTTTCAATAGCTTCTTTCTCATCATTCAACTGTTTTGAAAGTCTTTGCACAAACCATTTTCTAAGACCAATAGGTAAGTTGTAAGCTTCAGAGAAAGACCATCCACCAGCATATTTCAAAAAGAAGAATTGCTCGTAGATATTCTCCATGTATTCATCGGTCAGGCCAAAAAAAGTCCGCAGTAAGCGGCACCTCCAGTGCCGACTCAAAGCCACAATTAATACACTCAAAGTCTTGAGTCATATCGATGTTCGGCACGGTTGCCCTGTAGGCTTGGCGAAGGTATCTGGCATCGAGCGATGGAAGATTATCTACAACATAATTGATGGCCTCCGATGTGGTATTACCATTAACAGAGACAAGGATGTTTTTAAGTTGTCTGGTGACCCCTTTTTCATACGAACCTTTCGTCTTCTTATCAAGCTCTAAGCCCGTAGCCATGTCTTTCTCATCCTTACCGGTCAGCACTTTGAAGCCTACCAAGAGTTCAGATCTTGGCAACCTAACAGTGTAAGTGCCGTCTTCTTGTAAATCAACTAAGCCATCAAATTCATTGTCAGCCGAGGATGTATCAACGAATTCAATATCACTTAAATTAAAAGAATATTCCTGCTGAGTGGTGCAATTGGGACAAGTAACTTGTGTGGCATATTCTGAACCGTATGCTGAAATTCTAGCAGCAATAATAATTGCATTTCTATCACCGACAAGCAAGGTCTCAGGATCGATAGACTTATTGGTAATAATACTTGAGATGACTCGTTCTAAAGCCACTCCCTTCTTTAACAAGCTGCGAGAAGTCAGCATGTCTTCTTCCTTCGCTGTCATTTGCTTGATTTCAATTGTTTCTTGGCCACACAAAGGATGACCAGCGGGATACAAAGCACCTCCTGATGGTAACTCTACAAACTCTGTTGGAACTACAAAACTAAAATCATTTGTGTTTTGTTGAGTAACTTGCTGTGGCGGGGTAGTGTCTTGCTGTTCCGTCGCACCACCACCGCCCATTAAGCGATCACTATTTCTAGACAATATACACCTCGTTTTTTCTAGATAAATTTATTATAACATATATAACATTCTTTTAGAGGAAATTTTATCCTCTGAAGAATTCTTTCTGTTGACTTCCAGCGGTAGCTGCGGAGCCCTTAGCACCTTCGCCTTCAGTTTCAACACGAGCCCAGTCGTAAGCAATGTCCAAGCTCATTTCAACCAAACCCTCACCGCCTTCGTATTGAAGTGAACCATAATCTACCTTAGTAATAAATGCATTCCAGAGAGTCCACTTTTCAATTTCATTTCCGTCGCCGTCAAGCTGCGAAATATAAACTGTTCCAAGTGCACCAGCGGATCTGGCCTTAGACATCGAACCAAGATCGTTAGGATCTGTGGGTGGGGAGTATCCTGCAAGTTCTACAATGTCGGACAATGTAGCGGACATATCGGGATCTCGTGGATCAACAAGAGTCATACTAATAGGAGCCCAAGTGACTCCACCGGGATAGTAAAACTTATGGTTAAGATAAACATGCTCACCAGTTGAAATCTCAAACGAAGGCTTGTTTACTGTTTTGGCATACCACATAAGTGATCCGCCCGTATCTGCATCGATACCTGTAATCTCTACTTTAAATCTAAATTGTCTCTTTGGATCTTTCAGGTTTCCTGAGCGATAATCATCTGACCAGAATGGCATTTTTTGGGTTCTCCTTGTATATTTTTAAATAGTATCTTAGTTTATTTTAGTCGTCAAAAGACGCACCTGTTGAGGCCACCACGAAATCAATCGCGATGAATTCAATTGCTCTAGCGGGTTTGACCATGATCTTCGCATAAAGAATGTTTTGATCAACAAGGTCAGGGGTAGTGGTAGACTCGTCAAGGATTAATCTATAATCGGAGATACCAAAGTTTGTTCTAACGGTAGCCAAGAAGGGTTCAACGAGTCCCTTGAAGCGGTTCCAAGTTGCTTGGACATTTTGCTCAAAGAGAATTGTCGAGGAAATTCTAGAGATTTCCTTCTTCAAGAAGATTACCAGTCTGCGAACATTGATTCTATCAAGTGCACTTTGTCGCTCTTGTAGAGTCTTCTGGCCGAACACAACGATTCCAGTAGATGGGAACGAGGCAATCGGGTTAATTCTAGCATCGTAGAGTGTGTCTCTTTCTCTCGATGTAAGCTTTGTGGTAACACCAACAATTGGGATACCTGCTGCACCTTCAGAGAGGCCGCCGCGGTTAAAGCCAGCGGGGGCAAACCAGAGGTGAGACTTTCTTTCAGACGAAGCCAGCACACCCATCATTGCAACACTTGGCGGTACCCAAACAAGCTGACCATTGCTTTCTTCACGGGTCTGTACCCATGGATAGAATGTGGCAGCATAGGAAGAATCAACAACACGATTCTTAAGATTGGTAGCAAGCTGCTGCGGAGTGTTAGGAATTTTTGCGGCCTTGGTAGCTTTTCTTTCCTCGTGAGGAGGAATGTAACCGTCTTCCAAATCGATAATTGTCATGGCATCACCGCGGTCCTCACAGACATCAATAATTCTGTTTGTAAGACCCTCGTTTGTAAGGCCGGGCATGACAATCATGTTTGCATCGACAGCTTCGGGATCTGCCAAGGTGTCGATAGCTCTGAGAATCGAGTAATACGGCGAGCTATTTCTTTCGGTTGAGCCAGCACTAAACTGCTTGTTACGGAAAGGATCAGGTTGAGTAATATCAAGTCCATCAAATCCTCCGAAGAACGGAGCAGTGAATGAGTTAAAGCCCAAGTCAAGAAGTGAGCCGTATCCACCAGTTGCACTCTTAGACGAACCAAGAGCACGAGAACCTGACTGATAGAATGTTGTGTTATCAGAGGTTGCTACAATATCATCAAGCGAGAATACATAACCGAACGGATCGATACCTGCGATTACAGAATCTACTGGATCTTGACCAATATCATTATTAAGCATTCTGTTAACAAATCTTGTGCTTGGATCAAATCTGTTTGACTGTGCTGTTCTTGTAGTTTGAATTCCGAAGCAAACATCTTCTGCTCTGGAAGTTGAACCATCAGAAGATGACAGCCGAAGTCTAATATCGGGATATATAAGCGATGCAGAGAGTCCAAGTGCTGGAGCAGTTGCATTACCACCCGAAACAAAGGACTTGCGAGTTACACCACTGGCTAACATGCCAGAGCCTAAGTAGAAGTATAAACCATCACTTATTTGTTGCTCAGATGCTTGCTCTGCAATAATAACATTTCCATTTGTGTATTTGGGAGGTCCAAAGTATCCGAAGGGAAGAAGTGTGGGATCAGTTGCCCCTGCTTCAACATCAGAATTCATTTCCACATAAACATAATTAGATTGGTTAGGATACTCACCATAGAGCTTAAGTCTTCTTTCGGTCTCGCTCCATTCAAGGAACTGATCTCCAATCTTTCTCGCAATGAAGTTTGGCGAGGCCGGATTCAGATTACAGTTTGAGAACTGTTCAACAATTTGAACGGAACCGTCCATATCGCTTAATGTACGAATAAGAACATTGAATGAACCGTAATCGTCAACACTGTTATTACTCTTGCGAATTTCAGTGATCGAGACCTTAAGGTTTTCGTTTAAGTATTCGCCATGGCCGCGGCCACGAAGTCTAAACAGCTTTTGCATTTTTTCAGCACTGTAGCTTTCATTATTGCCTAAGTCTTGGCCGATAAACCAGCCGGCTGCAGCTTCGCGAGAGTTAGCACCCTTCATTTGTGATGGAGAACTTGCAATCGAAGAGCTTAAGTTAAGGTTGGCAATAAAACCAGTAAGTGTTGTGCTCAAGTTGGAGTGCACATCTCTGGTTTCTTGATCATATGTCTCACCAAGCCAATAGCTCTTAAGTGCAGATGAATTGTAAAATGTCCCACCAGTCGAAGATATAAGTTGTGGGTTTGTATTTAATACTTCTCTTATGTATTCTTTGTTTGTATCGTCAAGACTGACATTAATGATTTCGTTCGACTCGGCCGTGCCGCCGGTAAAATTAGCGACAGTTAGGCCAGTGCCTTCATCTGTATTTGTTTGATTGCCCGCTGTGCCAAGAGTGTTCTGTGTCACAAGCACATCATCACCCGAATTAGCTGCTGTAAATCCAATACCAGTACCTGCATTAATTCTAGCAACAATTTGATCTCTGACATCGGAACGACTGGTAGTTCCAACCAAACCAATTGTTACTGTGGTACCGGGTGTGTATGCAGCACTGTTTCCGCCGGTACCGGTACCTGTGGAAAGATTGTAAGTTGTTGTTGTGCCCGCTGCATCAGTTAGTGCAAAGTCTTTGGTATCTACGATTGAAGCCTCGGCCACAGTGGTGATGGTGGCGGTTGCAGCAGAAGTGCTACCACTAATAATATTTAACTTGAAAATACCATTTGCATCGGAGTTAATTGCGGTACCCATGGATGATGTCAAAAGACTACCTTGTTCGCCAAAAACAGAACCAGATAATTCAACCATTCCATTGTCAACATACAAAACTGCTGCCAAGTTAGCATTAACAGTATTACCAGCAATGTGGGCAGTTTGTGCCGAAGCTGAATTCATGACGAAGAGGCCAAAAGCACCTCCACCTGATGCACCAGCATTGTTTGCTGTTTTCCAGCCAGCTTGGGCAGCAGATGTGCCGTCATTGTCGGGATGCTGGTGACCAAGAAGTCTCATATAAGTAAGGGGAGCTACATTTGGTCGCAAGAAAGCTTTAGCTGCATAAAGACCATACATGGGTGACTGTAAGTTACCATCTCTGTAGATGTCTCCACCGCCGTTGCCCGGAACTGTTTCGCCAAAGTTCTCAACGAACTGAGAGTACGAGCTAACTCTGACAGGCTGCATCGCAAGACCACGAGTCGCCCTACCAATAACTGCTGGACCTATTGTATCTGCTGTACGGGGAATAAACGAGTTATCGATTTCGTTAATAAAAACACCCGGTGACACAAATTTAAATTTCTTTGCTGACATAATGTTGCTTTCCTTTTCTAGAATAAGTTGTCATGATGACATGTATATCATAACTTAAATAGTATTTTCATCTTCAAAAGGAGGAAT